CACCGCCTTTGTCTAATGAATTACTAGTTGAACCCATCATGCATTTACCTATGACTCTACTACCTAATCGTAGACACGTTTTCGTAACCCTCCAGTTGTTGAGTATGTTCGTCGGGCGTTCCCATTTGCCGCTTTCGTCGTGGACGAGTAGCCTGAGTTTCTCACCGTCGTACGAGTTGTCACCGGTGTTCTTCCAGTCGATCGTGGTGTCAAGCCCGTCGAGTTCTCTAAGCGTCTCGTTGTTCTCAAGCTTCTTACGGGTGTATTTTGTCGCGGGTACTCTGTACGCAAGTTCTGTCTTGGGGCGGTCCATACCGTCCTGAATTGGTTTGAAAAAGAAGGGGTAATTAACTGATATCGGTACAACCTTGTCCGTAAACATCTTCTTCGCGTCTGGTCCAGACTTTGATAATATTCCAAACCTAGAGTCGCTTGATATGGTTGCCATATTAACGCACTCCCCGGACGCCATAAATGAAAATCCAGATCGTCTATTTTTAAGGTAGCACATTCCATATGACCTATGATCGGCCTTACAAGCTTCCCAGAATATGTAGAATAATCTGTTTGATTCCCTAAAATCTGGTTGCCCAACATCAATTTTGGACCACTGCAAGTACATATAGTGAGTACCAGTAAGGTAAGTAGCCACATTCTTATTATAGAACCAAAAGCCTTCTTCCCTTCGGACGAACTCATTATCGATGTAATCATACCATTTTTCTTTAAAGTCTAGTGGATATTGTTCCCAATCAAATACTGACTTTATTTTTTTTAATATTTTAGGATATTCCGTGTATTCCCACCTGTTAGTTTCAAACTTATGTAGATTCTTAGCTATTGGTAAAGCTATTTTTAAGTTTTGTATTTTGTATATATCACCTATTGTACCGTCTTTACTTATAACAATAATGTCGTGCTCTTTGTTATAACCGTACTCCCATTTTTTATAACGGTTCATACGTTTTAAAACCTTAGGCTTTATGTGATCTTTTAAAATTTTATATAACGCTTGTTCGTACATTATTTCTTAGATCTTCCTTCAGCAAAACCTTTAAAAGTTCTTTCTTCTTTAACTTCTTTAGGTTTTTCGTTTAACATGCTTTCTTCTTCTTGTATACGAGTAAGTATTTCAAAAGCGTCCATTATGGCTAACTTTTTTGTTGCGGCAGCATTTTTTAATCTATCAGCGCTTACATCGTCGTCTGAGTCAACAATCTTTTCTTTTGCCACCTTAATAAGTTCCTCAACTGCTTTTTGCCCAGCTTGGATTATTTTCTTTTTCGTCTCCTTGGTATTCATGAGTTAAAGCTATATCATTTGATTTCATACAATAAAGTCGTTCACCTTCTATAATAAACTCAAACTCAGAGTTAGGTGTAAACGTAATAAGTGTTCCAGGAGTTATTCCCGCGGCTTCTAAGGTATTATTAGAATATTTTACTATACCAACATTAGGTTTTTCTTTTATATTGTCTAATATGTTCTGGTTTTTAATTGGCTTTATAAAACAATAGTTTAAATGTGGTTTTAAATTATACATATATATTTGCTCAAGAGAACAAAAATACAATTCATTTTTAAAGTATGTGCCACTATTTCTTTCCATACCTTTTTGGTCATAATACCTACGTAAGATATTGTGATGAACATATACTTCATCACCAGCTTTTATTTTTGTATCATAAGCTGCTGGAGTAGAAACTACAAGAGCTCTTTTGCTTACAAAAATGTGATTTTCAATACTAGAGTTAATAACTAATTCTTTATTACCAACCTTTTTAATATTTTCATATCTTTTATCTAAAGGTTTTATAATAAAATGGTATAAGCTTTTCATTAGTAACTAAGATCGTATTCTACAGATATAGCCATATTGCTATTAAACTTTTTCCAAGGTAATACTTCGTTATTTTTTATTATATAAATATTGTACGAAGAATCTTTGTCATCAAAAAGTATATCATTAATAACGTGCTTACCATAAACTTCTTGTCCTAAAGAGTAATGCATAGCCTCATTTTTATAATCAGCTCCTATACTAATCTTTCTTATCTTCTTCATCCTCTACTTCTGTATAAGTACCGTCTTCTAGGTTTATATTAACATGGCCATACTTTTCTTCTAAAACTTTTTTTAGTTCTTCTATATCAGTATTAATATCTGCTATTTTATGTAGCATTGCATGTTTCTTGGTTTCAATTACACCAATATCTAATATTACCTTTTGAAGATCTTCTTGCTGCTTTGAAGCTTGTTCAAGCTCTTCTTTTGTTATTTTATTTTTCATTTAATTTAATTTAATTGTTTACTATTTATATATTTACTTATATAAATAACTTTTTACTCTTCAGGACCTAGTGGCGGTACTGGTTCAATTCCGTATTCTGCACATTTTTCAAGCCATTCTGCTTCTGTGTAAAATAATTCATTATTTGGCCATCCTAAATCTAATCTTTCTCCAGCTGAAACCCATCCTTCAGAATATCTAACAGGGTTTGTATCTGTGTAAGAAATAAACCAAGTGTTTTTATCTACTATTTTTCTAATCATAATTAATCTCCAGTTATATTCCAACCAGCTCCATCTTCTTCTACTGGTGTTACTAAATATGCTCTTGCTGCAGTCGAATCATCCCAACCTGTATTTGTCCAGTCAGAACCGTATTTAGATTCGTATGTTTCACCACTTGCAGTATCACTTGTTTTTGAATCTAAAAAGTTTACCTGGTTATTAGTAGTTGAGCTTACATTGTATGGTCCTGAATTTTTATAAGTTGAAACAGCCCATCCTACAAGAGTGTCTGTCCAATTATCATCTGACATTGAATTATCAAATCCAAATCTATCTACATTTGTTAAGCTTGTACTTAAATTCCAAGCGCTACAATTTTGATTAAAAGCTAATGCGGAAGCTACCATAAATTTCATGTTCGTAACAGAACTAACATCCCACGCACCTATTGGTTGATTAAAACTCTTATTATTAAGAAACATTTGAACCATGTTTGTAATATTTGATGTGTTCCAATTAGAAATATCTTGATTAAAATCACCATATATTTTATTTGATTGATAAAACATATTTGCAAGACTTGTAATATTTGAGTTTGCTCCAATGTCCCAAGCTGTATAAGCAATACCAGTAGGAGAATC